GCCGCCACAGAGTCTTTCCCGCTGCGGGCCAGGCCGGTCAGTGCGATGTAGTTCATGGGGTCCTCCCCGGTCGGCAGTGCTGTCACCACCAGGCCGGAGAGGACCTCCCCCATCAGATGCCCAGGAGCGCGTGAGCCAGGGCCGTCAGGGGCGCCACAGGGACGCCAGGCAGGTACTCCGCCAGGAGGGACGCGGCCAGGGCGCCCACGGCCAGCGTGATGCGCTTGTGACCGGCCACCCAGGCGCGGATCGTCTTCAGGTTCTCCATGGGGTCAAGCTCCCAACTTCGTCGCGATAGTCACCCCTGCTGAGATGACCGCAGTCACCAGGGCAGTGGGAACGCTGTACTTCCAGCGCTCCACCCCCCGGATACGTGTCTCGTGGTCGGCCAGCGTGTTCACCACTCCCTGGAGGGACTGGGCGGAGTTGCGGGACTCCTCACGCATGGCCACTAGTTCGTCGTAGATCTCCCGGGCGCCGATCGTCACGTGGCCCAGGTCCTGGCCGTCGCTCACCGTGTCCGCTCCTGTCCCATCACGCGGTCACGCGGAAGCCGTACTTCGCGGCCAGGGCGGACAGGGTGGACAGGCCGGGGATGCCGTCCGCTGCCTGTCCGGTGTGGCCACACTTCCGCTGCCACCCGGCGTAGGCCGTGACCGTGGCCGTGCCGTAATGGCCGTCCGCAGCGGACGCGGACAGGAGGCCAGCGCGGACAAGGGCGTTTTCGACTGTCCGGACACCCGCGTACGTGACCGGGGTCCCCTTGGCCGCCGGGTTGCTCTTGGCCGCAGCAACCAGCTTCGAGAGGTCAACGACCGGACGCGTGTCCGCCGCCCTGACCTTCAGCTTCTGGCCGACGGCCAGGGTGTACGGCTCCTTCAGTCCGTTCAGCGTGGCCAGGGTCCGCCAGGCGACACCCAGCTTCGTGCCGATGCCGGACAGGGTGTCCCCAGCCTTCACCGTGTACGTGTCCGCAGTGGACGGCTTGTCCGGCGTGGTGACCGGCTGGCCGACGATGGCCTTCGCCCGGCGGACAATCTCCGGAAGCTGGGCCACGATCTTGGAGCCCGGACAGGACGTGTGTCCGCCCCAGGCCGACCCGCCCATGCCATGCCAGCCCAGGCCACGGCCAGACGGACCGCTGGCCAACTGGAGGGGGACGCCGTGGACCTTGTGGGCCCAGGCCAGTACCTCCGCGTTGCGCTGAAGCTGGGCCGTGGTCAGGGTGTCGCCGCCCTGTCCCTCGTTCTCCACAGAGATCCACGTGCGGTTGCCGTTGGCCTGCGCCCAGGCCCGGTCCTTCGTGTCCACCCACTGGTACAGGGCGCCAGCCTTGCCGGTACCGAAGTGGCTCGAAGCCTGCGCCTTCGGGTTGCGGAACCAGGCGTCAGACCCAGGCAGGGTCCCCGCCATGATGTGGACGACGACGCCGTAAACAGCGTCCTGACCGCCCTTCGTGAAGTTGGTCGGGATGGGGCGCCAGGTAGCGCCAGACATGCGAGCCATGAAGTCCTCCAAGAGGCATAGGGAGGCCCCCGGGCTGGCGCGCTGCCAGGAACCGGGGGCCGTTTACGGAGAGGGGGAGAGGGTCAGCCCAGGTCTGCGGTGCCGTTGTCCTCGGTCACACCCGCAGTGATGAACACGCCAGCGCTGGCAGCACTGCGCCAGGTCGACCCACGGAAGTCGTTGCCGTAGCGGCGGAGGAGGGTCACGCCAGATCCGGCCCTGAAGCCGTACTGCGCTTCGTTCCCGGAGCCGTACGGGCGGCACTTGTTGCCGATGACCTCCACGGAGGAGGAGCTACCCGTGACGTTGATCCCGTGGTAGTTGGTCGCGATCGTGTCCCGAGACGGGCCCTTGATGAAGTTGCCCAGAAGCTGGACGTCACTCGCGCTGGAATCCACCAGGATCCCGCCGAAGCCGGGGAAGTGGATCTGGTTGTTCGCGATCGTGGTGTTCGTGACGCCGACAGCGGTGATGCCGTAGCCGTGGCCCCAGGTGATCTGGTTGTCCGACACGACCAGGCGGGCGGAACTGTTGCCCATGGAGACGGCGGTGTTGCCGATGTTCGCGATGGTGTTACCCGTGACGGAGGCGCGCTCCACGTAGTTCAGGCTGACGCCGTTGGCCGACGCGCCGGACGTGTCCAGGACGTTGCCGGAGACGGTCAGGTTGAACACCGTCCCCGACGTCTCGCCCCGGACTTCGATCACGTCGGCGTAGGTGCCCATGTCGCGGAAGGAGTTGCCGGTGATGGCGATGTTCCGCATGTTCTGGGACGCGCCGGTGGGGTTGCCGTTGACGTCCTTCGTGTCCTCCGCGTCGGACAGGATGACCGCACGCACGCGGACGCCGGAGCCACACCCCACGAAGGTGTTACCGGTGATCGTCAGGTCCTCGTAGTTGTAGGCACTGACGGCGTACTGGAGGAGGCCCTCAAACGAGTTGTCGGAGACGCGAATCCGGCGGTGCCAGCGGCCGATCGTCGCCGAGTGCGACCCGACGCCACGCGGCCAGGACGTGGTCCCAGCGGTGCCGGACGCGCCGAAGTGGCACCCGGTCACCAGGATGTCCTCACACGGGGTGTGGTCGTACGGGCCGAAGCCGCCGAAGACCCCCACGGACTTCGCCAGGTCGATTTGGATCGCCTCGCTGAAGTCACGCGCGCCCGGGTCGACGTAGCCACGGAACTTACAGTTCTGGATCGTGCCGTGGGACGTGGAGTTCAGCTCAATGCCGTGGTACCCGGGAAGGTCCCGGATCTCCAGGTCCTGGATCGTGATGTCCGTGGCGTGGCCGATGGACATACACATGGCGCTGGAGGTCATGCCCGGGGTCGTCCCGCGCATGTTCCACAGACCGCCCTCGATCGTGATGCGGGAGTTACCCGTGTAGCCGCCGAACGACTGGCCAGCGTCACCGTTCAGGAGCATGGTGCCGCCGTGGTTGCGCCGGAACTCCGCGCCAGCCATCAGGGTCAGGCGGGTGTTCGTGTAGATCCGCAGCGTGGCGCCCAGGAGGTAGATCCCCGGAGGGACCAGGACCTGGGCGCCCCCACGGTCCCGCGCGTCATTGAGCGCGAGCTGAATGGACGGGGCGGCGTCCACCGTGCCGGACGAGTCGGCGCCGTAGTTCGTCACCATGAAGAACGCACGCTGGTTCATGGCCTCCAGGCGCGTCGCAGTGATGTTCATGCCCGGGAGCCACTGCTGAACGGGAGTAGACAAGAGGGGTCCTCCTTCAGAGGGAAGCGACAGCGGGGAACGCCAGGCTGACCGGGGTCCCCGCCGCGTGAGACTTGACGACGCCATTCACGGAACGAGTCACCGTGAACGTCTGGGCGTCCAAGATCTGGAAGTTGTCGAAGCTGGCCGTCACAGGCAGCGTCTGCGTGGACGTCGAACCCACCAGCGACCGGCAACCGACCGACCCAACTGCGGTCAGGTCAGTGTCAGTTGTGGTGATCTGCCAGGCGTCAGGCTCCAGCGTGCCGCGCTGCCAGCACTTCGCCTGAAGCGTCGACCCAGTCACCTGGAGACGCAGCGTGTAGAACGTGCCCGGCGTGTACGTGCCCAGGCCGACCGAACCGCCCACCTGGACCTCCGCGCCGTTGCGCTTGCGGATCGTCAACGTCATGGCCTGGCCGGTACCAGACACCTGGACGCGTGCGAAGTACAGGTGTGTGGTGTCCGTGTAGCGGGCCATCAGGAACACGTAGTTCGAGTCAGTCACCGCCGTCTTGTCCATGGCCCAGTCCGTACGGACATCCACGTCAGCCGAAGAGGCAGGCGTGTACGTGTAGCGCAGGATGTTCCGGGTGTTCATGACGTGCTGGCCCACGGTGCCGTTCACGGCGTAGTCAGCCGCCGCGCCACCCGTGGTGGACCAGGTCTGGCCCGTGTCAGCCGACCCCCAGCCGCCACTATTGGTACGGCTGAACGTGTCGGACAGGGCGGCGCCGGAGCCAGGCCCCAGGAGGCGCAGGCCCCACACGTGGTAGACCGACGAAGCTGGGGGCGTAGTTCCCTGGCGCACGCGGGCCACGATGCTGGTCGTCAGCGCTGGGGCCGTAGCCGTGAACGTCAGGAACGTCCACTGGCCCGCCGGGACAGACTGGGCAGGCTGGGACGTGGTGGAGATGAGCGTCCCAGACGCGTTGTACCAGTCGAAGGAGACGCGGAAGTCCACCCAACCCGCAGGGGAGTACACCCAGTAGCAGCCCGTGTATGACAGCCCAGCCGTGCCGGGGGCGCGAGTCGACATGGCGAAGGAGTTGGACCCTCCCGTACCAGTCGGCGTCACGCGGGCAGACGCGCCGCCCTGCGGGTGAACCACGTTCGTGTCCAGCGCCACGGCTCCAGTCGCCTGGCCGACCCAGCCAGACAGGCCGGAGTCCAGCCACGGGTTCGCGGACAGGAGCTGGCCGACAGCGTCCACACGGGCGACCTCCCCACCAAACTGGACGGGGATGGGTGCGTCCTGCGGATCCGCCGTCCACTGGGGGCCAGGGTCGGAACGGACTACCAGGGCCGTGTCAGACGCCCCGATTGGGGCGCCTAGCGTGGAGCCGTCCGTGTCCACCTTCGCGTACGTCGGGTGTTCCACTACGGCCAGGTTCCAGGGGCCGCCCGGGGAACAGTTGAAGTCAATGGACCACGTGTACAGGTCCAGGGTCTCCGTCCAGCCCTCCACGATCAGGTCCACGTCCCCGTGAGCCACCCAGGGCGGGAGGTCGGTAAGCCGGATCAGGTCCCCTTCGTGGAGGCCCAGCGCGGCAGGAATGTGGACCTCTGCGCCAGGCTTGTGGAACGTCACGGACACCGTGGGGTACCGGGCGCCGTCGTGCGTGCCCAGGTGAAGCCGCCAGTTCGCGACAGGCTCCGGCTGGGTGTCGTGTGCGAGCGACAGCGTTACCGCTTCGTCGTACTTGCCGATGCCGTACGGCGGAGGCTGGATGGACAGGGGGCCGTCCTCCAGGAACGCCCGCCCGGACGTGCCTCCGTCACGCGTAACCGTGATGTCGTTCCGCACTGAGCTGTCATCGTCGACAGGCTTCAGCTCCGGACCCAGGCCAGGCGCCGTGTACGACAGGACCAGCTTCGGCTCCTGGGTGTACAGGGAGGAGCGGTCCCGGTAGACCAGGCCGACCCTGCGCGGGTCCTCCAGCAACATGCCGCCGTCAGCCGTGGCAGCGTCGTCCAGGAGATTCAGGATCGTGTCCTGACGCTGGTAGCCGACACGCTCCGGCTCCAGCTCACCCGGGATGCGGGCAAGGGGAATCTTCTCTTCGTAGGCCAGGCGGCGCAGACGCTCCCAGGCCGTTTCGCCATGGAACGCGTCGTCAGACCCGTTCAGAAGCGTGTCACTCGCCGTCGCCAGAACCATCAGATGGCCGATGCCCCAGCCCTCCGTCAGTGGCCCCCACTTCGCAGTGAGATACGACAGACGGCCAGCCGTGCCCGTGTAGGAGGAGCCGTAGCCGCCAGCGTCGCCGCCGACGTCCTGCCAGTTCGCGCGCCACTCCACCGTGCCCGGCGTCGTCTCCGAGTCACGGACCCAGAGGCGGAACCGCACCCAGCCATGGAAGACGTCGTCCCCGATACCCACGGCCTGGTTCACCACGTAGTCCGTGCCGGAGCCGTAGCCACGGATCCACGCAACGCCCTTCTTCAGCGCCAGGGACCAGCGGCGAACCGTGCCGTTCGGGGAAGAGAAAGACATGACCTCCGGGTAGTCGTCCGTGGGCGGCTTGTCGTCAGCGTTGTACAGGAATTCCACCTGGTAGGCGCCGGACGGCATCGTGGACGGAATGGGGGCCGCCAGCGACGCGTCAGCCGTCAGCTTCGGGAGCGGGGCCGATGACACCAGGTCCGACGCGGAGGCGAACTCCAGGCCGGTCACAGAGGCAGGCTCCACGCCAGGCAGCGGGGAGTACGCGCGCGTGGTCGTACCGTCGTCCTCCATCGGCCAGTAGGCCACCGGGTTGCCGGACGGGATGCGGCGCCGGAGCGTCGAATCGAGCGGCTTCTGTCCCTGGCCCAGGCGGCGCAGGATGCCGGACGCCTGAATGGGGGTCCACACGTCGGAGCCGTCCAGGGACCACTCCGTGGGCCAGGAGGAGATCTCACCCAGGAAGCGGTCCTCCCGGTCCCGGACCTCCGTCCCGCCAGCCAGCGTCCAGGGCCGACCAGCGGAGTCCGTGAACGCCTTCGTGCCAGGCGCCAGGGCCGTGAAGTCAGGGGCCGCCACGATCGTGCCGTCAATGCCGGAGCGCACTTCGAAGCGGTAGCCACGGCCGGAGAACGGCATGCGCGGGAACTTCGGGTTGGCCGACGCGTCCACCAGGCCGACAGCCAGCGGCGCCGAAGAGTTGAAGAGGACCGTAGGGGCCGTGGCGCCCAGGACGTACGGGCCACGGATGGACGTCCAGGGACCGGCCAGGGACTCCGCCCAGAAGAGTTCCATCGTCCTGGAGGCGGCCCTGTACGTGGCCCGCAGGGCGGCACGCTGGGGCAGGCGCGGGAGCGTCCGACCAAACCACCACGCGTTAGCCGCCCCGCCGTCGCCGGACACATGGAAGTACAGGGCGCCGTTCTCAATGCGGAGGAGGTAGGACCGCTGGTTCGTCGCAGCGTCCCACTTGCCGATGACGGTCTGGTTGTCAGGCCCGTACCAGTTCGCGGCCAGCTCCGCCCGGACGTCCAGGTCCCCCGTGATGTCGAGAGGGGCAGCGTCCGGCGTGGACACCGTCTGGGCGCCGTCAGCCTCCATCTGGAGGTACGAGGAGGCGAGGCCGGGCACGCTCACGCGCACGCGCGTGTTACGCCCAATCAGGCCATACAGCGGGCTCATGGCGTTGCGCGGGGAGTACCGGCCGGACCGGTTGTTCAGAGTCAGGGAGAGGGAGGAGGGGTCCGTGGCGGCGCCCTGGTCCCGGCGTCCGCGAGAGATGACCTTCTGGTCCCGGACGTAGACGTCAGGACTGATGTCGGTCCAGGCTCCAGCCAGGTGAAGCTCCGTGCGGATGTCGAGAGGGAAGGCCACGGCCCCCTCCTTTCTCAGTAGGTCCCGAAGGCCGTCTGGACGTTGCCGCGACCCTGGGTCTTGACGATGCGGCGGATGAGCCGCTTCATGTCTTCGTCCGCCCCAGTGACGTCGAAGACAACCTTCTGTTCGTTGCGCGTGGACGCGTTGATGACGCCCTTCGGCGTGATGTCCGCAGTCATCCCGGGAAGGTCCGACGTCAGGCCGTTCAGTTGCTTGCGCAAGTACGGAGCCTGGGCGCCGATGCCCTTCTGAAAGCCCTGGATGACCATGCGGCCAGCGGGCGTCAGGATCTTCTTATCCAGCCGCTCCGGGCCCTTCCAGGACGTCAGCTTGGACGTCAGGGAGCCCAGGGTGGACTTCACGTTGCCGAACATGTTCTTGATGCCGTTGATGAAGCCCATGATCAGCTTCTTACCGGCGTCCAGGAGCGTGGAGCCGATGTTCCCCAGGGCTGACTTCGCCTTGCCCGGAAGGGACTTGACCCACTTCACGACGTTGCCAATCCACTCCGTCACAGCGGAGACGGCCTTCGAGCCAGCCTCCTTCATGACGGACCAGACCTTCTGAACCAGCGGCTTGATCGCCGCCCAGATCTGCTGGGGCAGCTTCGTCACCAGGGAGATGATGAACTTGATCGCGCCGGACAGGGCCTGCTTCGCGTACTCCCATGCCTGGCCGAAGTCGCCCCGCAGGATCGCCGCAATGGCCTTGATCGCCGGGAGTACCACGGTGTTGATGAGCATCACCAGGTACTGGCCCAGGATGGCCGCCAGCTTCGCCACGA